CTCAAGTCGTGTCTGTCGCCAAAGAAAAAGGTGAAAAGTTGGTAGAAACCAAAGTAGAAGAGAAGGCAGAATTGAAAGAAGCCGTTCTTACTGCTGAGGCCAAGGTCGAAGTGATGGAAAAAAAGAACGAAGTTTTCATGCAGAGAATGGTAGAAGTTGGCTTAGATACCAGCACGGTACCTGTTGAAGAGGCAAAGTTGGCAGGACCTGTCTATGACGAATGGTTACAGTACAGAAAGAACGGTGGGGAATCAGATTTTGAGTACTACCGTTTGTACAAGAAATAGTTTGAAAATTGAATTCAAAGTTATATTTTTGATATATGAAAAAATTAATTGGATTTATTAGCGGTATGTTTACCGATGAAAAAGGTAAACCATCCTCTAAGAGATTCGTCGGAATCGTTGCTGGGTTGATGTTATGCGTCACCATGTATGAAAACTCATTTACTGAGGCTCACTTTGCTCCTGCTGAATCATTGGTGAACGCTGTTGCTGCTTTGGCATTCGGTTGTTTGGGTTTGGCTAGTGCTGACAAATTCTTCGGAAAGAAGTCTGATGGCGAAGGATAATCCCATACCAAAGACTACCAAAGGCAAAAGTGCCAATTACCTCCCCACTAAAAAGGGGGCGGGAATGACGGCTAAAGGCGTTGCTGCCTATAGAAAAGCAAATCCTGGCTCTAAATTAAAAACCGCAGTGACTGGCGAGGTAAAGGCAGGAAGTAAAGATGCAAAGAGACGCAAGTCTTTTTGTGCTCGTAGTGCAGGGCAAATGAAGATGTTCCCCAAGGCGGCCTCAGATCCTAATTCAAGACTGAGACAGGCCCGTAAAAGATGGAAGTGCTAATGTTTAACTGCAATTTTGTACAACAGAAATTAATGGAGATGAATGCCAAGACTCCAAAACAAGGGGGCAAAGTAAAGGTAAAGAAAAATAAACCAAAAAAATGACGCCAAAAAAACCTATGGCAAAAAGCACCAAGAAGGTGATGCCAGCAAAACCAGTTAAGTCGGGCAAAATGTCAACTGCCCCTAATAAAAAGATGAGTTCTAAGTACGGAACAGAAGGTACAGGAACTGCCCCAAAAGGAACTCCTGTTTATAGTCGTCCTGCCCCCACCAAGTCTTATCAAGATAGTATGGCTGCCTATAACAAATACAAAGGTAAAGCAGCAGGTGCTGAAAATTTAAAACCCAAAGGTGCTCCAAAAACCTTTGTAAAAATGAAGAAATCATGAAACCCAAAAAACCCGTAGTCGGACCAGTTACAAAAAAGGTAGCCAAGAAGGTTGCTCCGAAAGTACCAATGACATCGGCAGGAACTGCTGAAGCAAAGGCCGCTAAGAAAAAATCAATGATGAAGACTGTTGGTACTGCTATTGGCGTGGCGGGTGCTACTGTTGGATCAATGTTGGCAGATGCTAGATTTCAACGTGGTGCCGAAAGAATTCGAGGCAATAGAGCCAATGTAAAGGTTTCTCCTAAAGATGCTTGGAAAGCAGGTAAGAATCAAAAATCAACTAAGAAAAAACCATAATCATGCCAAACATTAAGGAGAAAGTACGTGCCGTAAAAACCAAAACCAAAGCGGTTGTTGGTGCCAAAGTTAAAAAGGTTGGTACACTTGCTAAACAAGAGGCTCGTGGTGCTAGTGTAAACGCTCGTCAGAGGGTTGCTGATATGCAAGACGACAACACTCTTGGATATGTAAAGCGTCAAGGTCGTGTTAGCGCAAGACGTGCTGAGCGTGTTAAGCGTTCTTATGAAAGAAATATAAGCAGTCCTACTGCTCCCAAATACAAAGGAGAGAACTTGCCAGGAAGCAAAAGAAAAGCTATTCGTACAATCAACGAAAGTCTTAATACGAAATTGCAGGGTAGAGAGCGTAAGAAATTGGCTAAGGCATATTATGCTGATTTGAAATCAAAACCAAAGACAATGGAAGAGATGCGCAAACAGAACAAAAAGAAATCTAAACAAGCATCTAAGTGTATTCCTGGAGGAAAAGGAAATAACTTGTGTTTGCCACAAGGTCGTAACAATGAAGGAGGATTTTAAGAAATGAAAAAACCAATAAAGAAAGCCGTAGGTAAGAAGATTTCTGAGTACGGAGGTATGGAAAAGTACACGTCTAAAAAGGCTGAGATGAAGCATGAAAAGAAAGAGGGTAAGAAGGTTGAAGCCAAAGAGAAAATGATGTATTCTAACTTGAAAAAGAAGAAAAAGTAATGGCATACGGCACTAAAAAGCAAAGATCAACTATCGTTAAGAAGGCGGTTGCTGGTAAAGACTTAGGAAAGAAAGGTAAAGAATTCAAACCTATGGCTCAAGCAGTCGCTAAATCTTACGAGAAAAAGGGGATGTCTTCCGCTAAAGCCGAAGCAATTGGTAAGGCAACTGCGGCCAAAACCATGTGGAAAAAACTCACTAAGAAAAAGTAATGGCTGGCAAGGCAAAAGTAAAAACTTCCAAAGAAATTGCTAAGTGGAAACCAAAAGCAAAGGTTCGCCGCCCGGGTGTGGTTTCTAAAAAGAAGAACAGCAAACTCAAGTCAAGTAAAAATTATCGTAAGGCTTACAAAGGTCAAGGATGAAAGACGCTTGCTACACTAAAGTCAAAGCAAAATATGCTGTATTCCCTTCTGCAAGGGCATCTCAAGCAATTGCCAAGTGTAGAAAATCATCTGGTACAGTACGAAAAACAAAGGCTGGTTCAGATTTAAAAAGATGGGGAGCAGAAAAATGGGTAGATACTAAGAGTGGCAAAGCCTGTGGAGCAGGTGGATCTAATGAGTATTGCCGCCCATCAAAAAGAGTATCATCAAAAACACCAGTTACAAAGTCTGAATTAAGCCCATCGAAACTCGCGGCAAAGAAAGCCGAGAAATCGAGAGTTGGAATGGGTAAAAGAGTTACAAACGTAAAAAGAAAATGACGGAAGGTTTTTTATTCGGGGTAATATTCTGTATCTTTTTGTGGCTTATGGGGTATGCTGTTGCTAGTTATAGACACAAATCATGAAATTTATCACACCAATTTTACTAGTGATTCTGATCGCTTTGCTGGGGTATCAGACTTTTGTAAAGAAAGAACCAGACACCAAGAGTGAAATACTACACTTCTTAGATTCAATTGAAAAGCACAACGAAGTCGTATTCAGCAAAATAGATTCGCTAGACCGACTGAAGCACGAGGAATACAAAGTCTACGAACAACTCAATTTAAAATATGACACGATTCAAATTGCTATTGACACTATGCCTGACATTGATGGCACAAAATATCTACTCACAATCAGTAGACAGCTTACCGCTAAAGGAGTTGAATAATGAATTCCTCAAAGGAATAAAGGCCCGGGAGCGTGTGGTAACTCTGAAGACCATCATTCAGTTGGACAGCCAGCAACTGAGTTTGTACAAAGATACCATTGTTCCCAATTACAAAAAGGCATTGGATACCTGTAAGTATGAGATCGTTCGTTTGAACGGAGTCATTGATCGTAAGGACCAAGCCATGAAGTTTTACAAGTACGGGTTTATTGGAACCACTGTACTTTTTATTTTAAAATTAATTATTTGACATGAGTTTTGAGACAAAAGTAAATCCCAGTTATTACAAAAATGGGAAGGTAGAATGCATTGATGCGATTGAAGCAGCGACAATTAACAAATCTGGGCTAGAAGCCTATTGCACAGGCAATATTATTAAGTATCTTTGGAGATGCGAGGAAAAGAATGGTTTAGAAGACATTGCTAAAGCCAAGTGGTATTTGGATAAACTATATGATCACATGAATAAAAATGAATAACTTAGAATCACTATTTAAAAAACTAGAGGAATTGGTGGCTTGGAACGATTACTATCACCAGCAACACAACCCAATTGAGGCCAACAAAGTTCAAAAAGAAATTGAACAATTAAAGAAAACAATTACAGAAATAAAAAATGGACAAACTAAAAGCGTTTCTCAAAAAGGTCAACATAACTGAGGAAGAAGCGATTGATCGCCTTCAAGTTCAGATGTTTGATCCAGCCAAAGATTTCTATGGAACTTTGGTATCGGCATCTCGTCAGTTGATGGATGCAGTCAAAAGCAAAGAAATTGATTTAGATGACCCTTACTACAAGGCTTTGTTCCAGTTGCTACAGGCAGGGGATAAAATCAATAAGAGTCTGAAACTCGCCCAATTAGAGGCGTACCCGAGCGAAGAAGTAGTCGATAGTGAAGTATCATTTATCGATCGCATGGCAGGTAAGAAAAAATAATGGAGATCCTAACTAAGCAGAAGAGTTCGAAGTTCGTCTACGAGGATTGGGCGGCTAAACATTTGATTAGCCCACATGCTACTCGAAAAGAAAAGGACATCTGGTGGAACACCGAGATGGAATTCTGGCGTACTGGTAGGTTTGGATTGACAGGTGCTCAGTACTTTTTTCTGAGTCAGGCTACAATCAAGGAAGCCACGGGTCTCAGAATCAAACCTATCTGGCGTGACTTGGACGATTTGATTTACCAATCTTACGACGAAGCCCGAAATACATACTGGGATTTGATGGTTACCAAACGACGTGAGGCAGGTTTGTCTTTGACTTTTGGTGGGGTGATCCCTGTATGGATATCACTGACCAATCCCGGGTCAACTTCTCTGTTAACATCCGCGGATAAAACGCGACTCGAGGAAATGTTTAAAGACAAGACTCGTGTAATCTATGATGGCTTGGATGATTACATCCGCCCTTCGGTTATTAGTACACGTCAGAGTGGTTATTTGCACATGGGGCAGTTAGATCAAAAGACAGGAGCAATCTCTGGTCTAGACTCAAAGATTATTACTCGTGACACAGTTGACAGCCCACAGTCATTGGAAGCGTTTCGTGCGATGCACATCTTTTTGGATGAGTTCTTTCTTCACCCAAAGGCAGACGTAGTGTATCGTTCGGCACAGGCGTCAACAAAGAAAGGATTTATGAAAGTGGCTCCTATCGTTATGGGAGGAAGTGCCGGGGAATCTTCGGTGATAGGTCAGAAGAAAGGAGCAGAACTTTGGCGGAATGCGGAAACTATTAAGATGCTCACAGTTTTCTTACCTGGATGGATGGGTATTACAGCGGCCCCAGAAATCGATTCAAAGGGTAAAGAAACAGGAAAGATAATTAACTTCTGTCCTAATGGATGGAGTGATGAAAAGATTGCTACGGAGTGGATTCTGAGAACCCGAGACAATTTAAATAAACTTGAGGATAAGAGTTTCTTGGATTCGTTCATCAAGCAGTATCCATTGGATATCCAAGAAGTATTTAGTGCCAATGCCAAGGGTGCTTTGCCTGCTGACGTGATGGCTAAACTTAACGAGCAGGAAAGAATTATTCTGGGAAGTCCCCCGCCAATTGAAAAGTGTAATCTATCGCGCGATGTAAACGAAAAGTTGCAGGTCACTCCGATTCAAAATGGCAAGATTTTGATTTTAGAGCGTTACAATCCGCTTCACAAATACATCTGTGGCATGGACCCGATTCCATTCGTTTCATCGAAGTTGAATGATGGGTCGGACAATTGCATTGTGGTTAAGAATATAGACACCAATCGATACGTAGCATTCTACAAAGAGCGCGCGCTGGACCCAGATATCATCATGCACAATAACATTTTGCTTCAAGATTATTATGGTAAGGCAAAAGTGATGATCGAAGTCAACCGGGGAGGGGTAATTCTAGATCACTACAAACAGCGTAATAGACTCGATCTTTTGGCTCCTAGACCATCACTACTGGGAAAGGTTTTTATTAGCGGAGAGCGAACCTTTGGTTGGTATAAGAACGACCATACAGGGGAGAGAGCCAACTCTTATATTATTGATTACTTCAGAAAGTACTGGGACTCAGTTTACTTCATGGATATTATTGAAGAGGCCAAACTTTACCTTGTAGATAACACGGATATCGTGGATGCAATGGTCTCCGCAGAAATCTATCACCGCCAGATCATTGAAAAAGGTAAACGGGATACTGGACCAGAGTTAGAGGTCAAGAAAATCCCGTTCATAGAAATGGTAGACGGCCGGGCGGTCAGAGTATGGAAAGAGATTCGTGTGGAACGACAGTAGTCATAATTTCCTCTTTTAACCTTCCGTAAACTTTAGCATATTGTTTTGAGGAGTGCATGAAATTTTCATGCTGGTTACAAGAGTGAATCACTGTGCTATGGTCCTTTCTAAATATTGTTCCAATCTTTTCGTAGGTGTAGTGTAATTCGCGCCGCATGTAATACATCACATGTCTTCTACAATCAACGAACTCCCCTTTTCTGGTATTGCCGCAAAAATCCATGATGGTGATACTATGAATAATGCACGCACAATCGATGATCTGTTTGTCCAGAGTCTTTAAAACATTGTAGGTGATGACCATGCTAGGTCGCTTCGCTTTACTAGTGATGGGGTTTAACGTACGGTTTTTGTACTTTAGATACAAATGATTTTTATTAATCGCGCGAACGATGCGGTTTGTTTCTAAGGAGTCTAGGTCAAGTTGTTTGACCACTAATTCCAATATTTCAGCGGTAAATTCTGCTACAGTAGGCATTTAAAATAAGGTTAATTGTTTGGGTTCGACTTCATCGATAATTTTGTAACACTCCCGAAAGTAAAATTCGTAATGCAGATTGTAATCTTCAAACTTAGGTACGCTAAAGTACCGATTGAATAAGACAGTTTTTTGATTGGCTAGTAAATGGTGTACTCGTCCATCTTCGCACACTTTGAAGGATGTGCCTCCGTCTTTCGTTGTCGAGTAAAACCGAAGAACTTTGCCGTGATTCTCCGTAATAACTGTGTTTTCCTTCGAGTAGTTGTACTCGGCATGCCAGCCTTTAGTCGCTTTATATCTTCCACAAAAATCATATATGTTGGTGTTTTCTTTTACTGTTTTTTCTATTGGGATGTTTTCTAAAAAGTATTTTTCTAATGCTTTGGGTACTACTAAGAATGAATTGTCTTTGTGAAAGTCTTTTACGGTTTCAAATATACCTTTTCGTTTGATTTCTTCCTTCATGGAAACCGCTAAATAATTATTTACGTTGAAAATAACCATCTTTTTGTAGTCACTGCTTTCTAAAATTAAGCCAGTCAGTTTCATAAATCTAGTATTGATGGCTTCCAGAATCTTTACGCTGGATCTATTGCATCGTATGGTGATACCATCGGTGTTGATCTGTAAGATTTCAATGTCTGGCACCCCATCCGCATACCACTCGGCCAGCATCGCCAGAGTCAACTGCCCATTCAAGGTGATGCTGTAGAAGTAGTACCTGTCAAAAAAGGCACTCGTTGATTCCCCTGTCTTACCAAACACCCCGTTCAAACTGAGTTTAAACCCAGCATCCTTTACTTTGTCCTTGGCCTTTTGGGCCTCGACCCTCTCATCAAACAACTTGCGATACACATTGATGAATACATCTTTGGGGATGTGCTTAGGGTGAAGTCCATTTTGAATGGCAAGGTTGGGGTAATAGGATTTTACATCGTAGTCAATGATGATTTTTTCATCGTCAGAATCATAGACCCCGGGCGTTATGCATCCGTGTATCCCGCCTACTCCGAAGTCGTATCTGAAGCCCCGGTATGTCACGTTGTACTTTAATTTGTTGGTATCGTTGACCACCGTCCACCGAACTTTTTTAAGGAGTTCGTTAAATTCATCGCTATTGAATTTGATGTAGGGCAAAATGCATCTGTTCAAATCAATTTCCTTGTCGAACTTAATTTGTGATTTCAGTTCGTTGCGACTCAGCCCACTTTCTTTCTTGATATACTGTAGAAATATCTCCTCCCCGATGGTGATGTCTGGAAAGTTGATCATGTTCTTTTTGTAAACCCTGCTTAACTCTTTACGGAACTCAATCTTGTCAAGGTTTACTTCGTAGAATGCTTTGGTAGAGAGTACGTCGTTGCGGTTGTACTTAATTACCTCCTCGATTAGATCATCGGGTACGGGCTCATTAAATTTCAAAGGCATGTCTTGTACATTCTCCCAGTAAATACTACATTGTAGGGCTTTCAGTGAAGTACTACGAGCCTTGTTGTTGTAGTGATTGATGAGAAACAGGTCAATTTCATACTTCCCTTGGAACTTTTCCTTCTTTTCGTTTTGAATGTATAGTTGAACTTGATTGTAAAGCGAGTTGAGTATTTGCTGGGGGCTCAGTTTCTGAAATAACGAGTAATTATTCATCACCATTTCAAGTACCGGGGCATCAAAGTACAAGTTATTAAAGCCAATTCGCAGTTTCGGTAGACAGTTGTAGTGAATCATCGCCTCTAAATCGTTGCGAGATTCGTGAATCACGAAGAGTTTTTCTTCTCCTGTTTCAATATCAACATCAAGATAAGAAAAGAAGTTTGGGAATATTTCTATATCATAGACTACTGTCTTCATCTTTCATTTTGATTAAGTAATCGAAGAAATACATGCCATTCTCTATCAGATAGTAACTGTGGACATTGTGAGATCGCCTCCAGTTACGGCTATAAATTAAAAATTTGCAATCATTCATTGTCAGAATGAAGTGGTTGGGATGCAGAGAGCATTCCATATTCCTAAGGGCTTTTGCCGCGCTCTGCATACGGATATAAGTATTGGGGTTGACATTGATATATTCAACTTCCATTTTCTTTCTAGAAATGAATCTCAGAGAACTCAGCAAAGAGGTTGTTGGTGTCATTGTAGTCGATTTCGTTAGTCCATATTTCAGTTTGTTCCTTGTATCTACCGCTAGGTAAATCAAAGTCCATTGTTACGTTACCTACTTTACCCATAAAGTAGTGCTTGATTTTCTGTACGTGTATTTCTACAAGGCCAGTTTGATATTGGCGGTGCACCACAAATCCGTTGTCACAGACATTAAAGAAGTGGTGGGAGCCAGAGATATCGTAGAGACGGGGTACATCGTATTCATTTGTTTGGCTATTCTTACCCATCTTGCGCGGGTGAGCAATTAGAATGATCAGAACATCGTTGGTGAGAGCGAACTTTTTGAGTTTGACAAGCATCTTACCAATCTTTTCGTTCATGATTTCGTCTTTGAAATCATTCTCGATGTAGTTGAATGGGTCAAAGACTATGCAGTCAACTCCGCGCTGGCGTATCAGATTCTTAGCGATGCGTAAAAGGTTATCGATTTTGTAATCATCAAGGTTGTTGGTATCATAGAAATAAAACTTACTGTTAATTATTTCCAATGCTCTTGTAAATAACTCCTTGGGCATACGGTTTTGACCATGCACAGGCTTACCAGCAATTTGTTCTGCCATACGAATTGATTTCAGTTTGTTGTCGTTTTCTGGGCTAAACATTCCGAACTTCCAGTTCTTACGACAGGCCAATCGAATACAAACTTGATCTACAAACGTGCTCTTCCCACTACCGGGGATGCCCGAGGCTACTACGAACTGTCCGCGCTTCCACGAAATCAGTTGGTCAAGTTCCAGATAATCCAAATTATCTCCTTTGGGGTAGCCGTTCTCATAGATAAAGTTTAATTCTTTGTAGTAATCCTCGACGCTACTAATTTCGGGGATAGGCAATGGCTTGGCTTTGTCTTTGATATCGATCAGTGCTTGCTTACCTTCGGCGATCAACGTATCGTTGGCGTCTTTGTGCTTACCGAAGTCAACGATAAATACATTGCTTGGCTCAAACCTACGAGATAAATCGTCAGATAACTTTTTGCCGGGGGCATCGTTGTCCGTTGCAATGTAAATTAGTTTGTCTTGGAAATACTGATAAGTGTTATCGAGCCACTCAAGATTATTGTTACCTGCGTTTGCACCTGCTGGACAACTGATGGCATAAGGAAAGCCACACTCATACCATACCATGGCTTCTTCTTCGCCCTCGCAAATGATGACTGTGTCAGAATCTTTGATCCCGTTCAAGTTATAGGGAATCTTTTTGGCTCCAGATACCATCTTGAACATCTTCTCTCTTGTTTTGAATTTGATGTTTACTAGTTCAAAGCCTTCGTAGTAGTTAAAACAAATGGTCTTGTGGGGTTTGTTATCCTGTGGCATCACTTCGATGCTCTGAGTGACCTTAAAATGTTTTACGGTTTCGGCACTGAGGCCCCGCTTTAAAAAATGCTGAAGCAACAAATCATCGGGGGCCGTCTCTTTGGGTTCTGGGCGGTTGTATTTCTGAATTGCCACAGTTCCTTTCCATTGACAATGGTGACATTTGTACAACCCTTCGTCAATGTTTACCGAAAGCGATGGATCTGATGTCTTTTTGCGGGTGGCCGAGCACCGGGGACATACAGTTTTAATCACTCCACTATACTTACCCTTGGTATCAATACCAAGTTTCATTAAATCGCTTTGATAACTCATACAATTAGCGGTTTGTTTTGCCCTTTGGGTAAGTTCATAGCCCATCGCCCCGCGGCAGACTTCCAGACTTTCATTTTGTTTTTGCCGACCATCCAGCCTTTGCTGTCATAGAAGTAAACAAATTCCTGGGCATGTTTCATGGATTCATTTACGTTCAATTCAATGAATAAGTTAAACACTTCTTCTATTGTAGGGGCGATAAATTTTTTGATGGCGGGGGTGTCAGATTTCATTGCATCTCTAATGAGTTGCTTCTTCTCTTCGGGTAAATTGACCTCAAGTAAGATGTTCGCAATGACGTGCAGTAGTTTGTCTGAGTTGTTCATTGTATGATTTTTAGTTTTAGTTTTTGTTTCAATAGTGGTTTGTAGTTTAGTCCGCTTTCCACAATATCGATTTGTGAAGAAGACAGCAAATCTAAGTGCGGAGATTCAATAATGCCAACAAATTCTAAATTATCCACAATGTCGCACCAATTTAATTTCTTGACATAGTCGATAAGCCCCAGCAAATCCACGCGCGGTATTTTGCTTGTGTAGGGCATTTCTTTATTGTATAAGAATCTGTTACGATGTTCATACACGTATTTGATCGGGATGTCAAAGACAAACCCGTTTTGTGTATAAATTCTAAAATTTACGGGGATTTCATATGAATTGGTCATAGATGTTGTTGTTTACAATTTTGATGATAGTGGAATGGTGAAATTGCTTGCCTGTCTTTGAAGTAATACCATCTTTATTCAAGTGTCTGGCAATTTCGCTGTATTTCATTTGCTTCTTGCAGGTAAATATTTTACGGACAATTTTCATTTCGCTTTCATTGACCACCAGATTGCCATCGTTCTTATCAAAACCAAATGGTACGGGTCCGCAATAGACTTTGTTTTCTTTCTTGAGATACTTCATCACCGAAGAAATGAGTTCGCCTCTTTGGTTTGATTCAAACTCAGCAAACGCCGCGATCATTTGAAGCATTAATTTACCATGGCTGGTAGAAGTATCAAATTGAAAGTCCAGCGTATAAAACGACACCCCGAAGTTTTCTAAGAATGCTACCCATTTTAAAGTGTCTTTCGTGTTTCTACCAAAACGAGACAGGCTGTAAACAACTACGACGTCTACTTCTTTTCTTTTGACCATGTCAATCATCTTCATGAAGTCTGGGCGGTTCTCAAACTTTCTGCCTGAGACCCCCGGATCTGAAAATGTTGCTACAATTTCGTAGTTATTTAGTTTGCAGAACGCTTCGATGCGGTCCTCTTGGTTGTCTAACGACGAACCATCTTCTACTTGATTTTCATGAGAGACTCTCGTATAATAAACGGCTCTCTTCTTCGGTGAATGGTCCTTCTGTGGTAGTCTTTCGTTCGGGTACGGATTCGATTTCATTTTTCTTGACGTTTGATAAAATTTCCTTCATGATAAGTTGCAAGTACAATTTCTTTCCAATTTCATTGGCTTTGCAGAAAATGTCTATCGCTTTGTAGTTTTTAGGTGACAGTTGTACGTAGGCATAACTTGTCTTTTGATATTCTACCGCGCTACGTAAAAGCGACCGCCTGTTCTTGCTAATGTAGGCGTGCAGTAAGTCATCGGCCAGAGAGTAAAAATTACCATAGCCATTGGCATCTGCGATTTCTTTGAGTTTTTCCAATTGTTTTTCGTTCAATGTCATTTTTAAACTATGCTCATTGATTTTATATTTTCTGTCCATATCTGATTAAGTAGTGGATTAAGTATACGAGAATGACTATTACAACATTGAAAAGAAACGATTTTTTCGCTTGGTGCAAAGCATTGTCTCGTTTATTCCCAATCGTATATCGAGGTCGGGGTAACATAAATTAATCTAAAATTAAGTCGGAGGGTTGTGTTACCATGGTATACTAACCCTCCTTGGTAAATTGTGAAACGATTTCCCATTATACGAGGGTTAGTTTGTACAGGGTTTTGTTGATTAGGCTTAGCATTTCATCCATGATATTTTGAAGATCAGAAGAATACTTGTTCCGCTCACGAGCAATAATTTGCTTGAGTTTATTCAAGTGTTCAACTGGGTTCTCGGGCTTCAGAGGATCAATGGCCATGACTTCGATAGGTATTCTCCTGTTTTGACCGAAGTAATTCTCTGTGAATTCATCTGTCAGACCAAGGATACCTTCGTAGTATTCCCCTAAGGTTTGATGTTGTGAGTAAGAGGTTGTACTCCAATGTGCTAAATGCATAGCATCTCTTGAATGCAATAGTGTGCTGATAAATTTCTGAGTAATCATATACAAATTTATTCTTTTAAAATGGTATCAATAAGTTTTGCTAAACATATTTTGGCTTCGGTTTCACTTGCGAATCGACGAATAATAACTCCGTCATAATAAATCCGATACTCTGGAACAGAGTTAACGAATGCAAGTCTGATCATAGGTATTATTTTAGTCATTTTGTATTTTTTGAAGGGTAAAGTGCCAAGGCTAAAACAAAAAGAAAAGATAACGCCATGCCCCCGGCAATAATCTGAGCCACAATGGGATGTTTTACAATCATCCAGCCATAGGCCAACCCGCTAAGGATGACGCATATGTACACGAAAATTATTTTTTTCATCTAAAATTTATTAATGTAACCTTGCTTTTGCATTTGATACAGATGGTAAGATACAATTCTATTCCATTTTTTCCAACGGCAAATTAGATTTTTCATTCGCTGTCAAGATAAATTGATTTAGCCTTGGCAAAACCTTGGTTGTAGGCTTGTTGCTTTTCAAAATTTTCGATGTCTTTGGCTTTATTAAAGTATGGCGTCAAATCCACAGTTTCTTTGAAGGAACCTAATCGTTGACCAAAGCCGTTATCGTAAGTGATTTCTTCCTGTAACCACTCTACTGCTGAATCGTGTTTATTGCTCATCGTTCATCTCATTATAATTGTCCATTTCCCATTCCTCTTCCATCCTGTTGTAATCATCCACAGCATCTTGGTTTGTGTCCTCATCACTTGGTAGTTCGATGGGGGTTTCAGTTTTCAAAATGTCCTCAAATGTCAAAATGTGTTCGTATAAATCACTATCTATACAAACTTGAAGCATTTTCCTTACTTGTTCTTCTGTGTATAGTTTCACTGCCGTTTGTTGTTTATTGTTTGTCATATCCATTGTTTTTTACATTTTGTACAGTGATAAATATTTATTTTATTAAACCAACTGCGTTCTTCTTGATACAATGTAGATTTACAATCAGGGCATTTTAGTTTGAACCAGTTTAGAATTCTATTAAAGATACTTTGTTTATTGTTTGTCATAGTTGTTTTTTAATTTCTTCTTGCCAAGCAGTGGGTAAATCTGTACATGAAATAACAATTTCATTACCTCGACAGTCTGAATCTGCTTCCGATTTGTCACCAAATAAAATAACTCTTCCATATGAATCTGAAAGCACGTGGTCGTTGGCTTTATCATAAATTACGTAGTCTGTTGTAAATAATCTCTTAATGCATTTTTCATCGTTTCTCTCTTTCCATTTTTTCATAAGTGTTTTTTGTTTGTTGTTTTTCATAGTTTTTCTATTTCTTGTTTTACTTTTTGCCAAAAATAGATTTCACCATTACTTAAAAGAAATGTTGAATTGCATAACAACTCATCGCACATAATTAATGCACATTGAATTCCTTCATTTCTTTGTTGCAATCCAACCACGGTGAATTTATCAACCAGTTCTTTTGCTTTCTCTTGTGGTGTCATCTTATTCAATGGTTAATTCGATTAATTCTAAAAATTGTTGTAAAGATACTTTGCCTGTTTTCACCCACTCGTAAATCAATTTACGTTTCTCGTATGGGAATTGCAAAGCGTTGATTTTGTCAACTTTGTCTTTCGGGGTCATTGCTTTGGTTTTATTGGGGTTTGAAAAACTAGTTCGTTGGTATTTTGTTTGGTATGGCGGTAAACACAAATCTGATTGTAATCTTCGCAATAGTGTACATCAAAGTAAATCTGATTGCCGTTTCCATCGGAAACATTTACTGTAGTCCACCAATCTGACTCCCCAGGAGTAACTCTAAGAATAACAAGATTGCCAGCATATGGAAATACAAGTTCATAGTCTTGAAAATACTTTTTCTTGGGCAGGGCCTCAGTGTATTGATTGAACTTTGATCTACGCATTCTGAAGAAGCCTTTGTGCTCTGGAAACTCATTATCAAACAACCTAGCAAACAAAGGAGCATAGTTGTTATTGATTTTAAATACGCCATCGCCTTTCTCGGCTGTCTTCCAACGAATGATTTCAAATATGCCGTTGGCACCATAGTGATCGAATCCCATTGCTTTTGTCTTTAAAGCAATTTCTTTGAACGCTTCATACAAATGAGGATTTGTTTTGTGGTACTCGATAAACTCCTTGTTATCGATTCCTTCGAATAAATTTAATTGTGACATAAGTTGTGTGCTTTGTATAGGTTTCGTTTGTTATATTTTATGATTCTGTTAGAAGTGGTGTCGTAGTGGTATCGAGTTTTACTGAGCATGTTTTCGTCAAAGATAGTTTCACGGATGGTCTCAGCCAATAATTCGTTTGACTCATCAATCTCTGATTGAGTGTATTCTACTCCGTAGTATTCTGCTTCGGTAGGTTCGCTGATAATCATCCCAGTATAAAATCCAGGAAGGGCGTGTTTATCAAAGAATTTATTGGCGTGGCACCATACAGCGACCAATTCTTTGGAGGCTATCTTTGATACGTGAGAGGCATTGATCATGATTCGGCGGTGACCATAAAGACCACCTTCGTAGCCATGACCTAGCATGATGATACGATCGTGCTCTTCAATTAAATCTATGAGTTCATCGTTGGTTACGTAGTGAGTTACTACGTTCCAATTTTTACCTTGGTAGATACGACTTAAAAAGTCAGTTGTGGCATCCTTAGGATGGATTACAAGTGTTTTCATTTTAGTGTGTAGTTGTTAGGATAGAGGTGAGTTCGTAATCAATTGTTGAGATAGGTTGTTCTAGTTGCCATTGGCTTAAGAGTTCGACGAGTTGTTGGAATTTGCTCTTGTCATACAAGATGTGTTCGGAAACATAGGCAAGGAAGATTCTACGTTCGTGTTCTCTCAAGTCCCGGAATGAAACATCATCCACAGGCATTTCAATTTTGATCTTTTTGATTTTAGGTGTCATAGTTTTTAAAGTAAACCCCCTCCGAAGAGGGGGTGTGGTGAATTAAGCGAGGGTATAAACTTTCTGAGCAGTATTCTGTTCGATCCAAGACATGATGGTTTCGTAGGCAACATTGTTGATGTTGTAGCCAGTACCTGTCATTAGATAATCTAACTTGCGGTCTTTGTCAACAGGAGCCGACATATGGTTGGTGTAACGAGTCACGGCATTGAACAATCCCCACAATGTATCACCTTCTAGGTCACGTTCGATGTTGTAGGCTTGAGCAAAGTCTTGCATCTGATTGATCTTACGGGTGCTGATGTCTTCACGATTGGTCTTCTTGACATCGATCTTGAACATGTTGTTGAGGACGGCCTGTACTACATTCTCGCTGGGAGCAATTTCAGACATACGTTTGAAGTTGTCAAACAACTGCTTGTCAGCATTGATTGTTTCTTGAAACTGCTTGATAGCATTTTCGATACGACCTTTGGCTGATTCGGTGTGTCTGAACTTGTCAGTTTCTTTGAATGCTCGGTGGAATGTATTGGAGCATACAACAACTGTATTGGTAGAACCAAAGCCAATTGAACTGCTACCATCGTGGGAGTTCAAACAGGTGACCCATCTTTTGATATTCGATTTGCCTACATACTCATCGGGAAGCGATGCTTGTAAGAATACTTTGCGACCTTGGTCTAGCATACCGCCTTTGGTAGTTTCGATGCCAATACCTTCGGTTGCTCTGACAATTGTGTCGGCAAGTTCCCAGTTTTGGAATGTACGATAGCGGTCTTTGACTGAGCCCAAACATGCTACAGGGGTTTCTTCGCCGGGGTTGTATCTAAAGATACCGAAGTGACCCGTAGATAAGTTAGATGGGTGAACAAATTCTTCCTTGCGGACTTCCCAATTGAGGTTGGTTCTTTCGAGTAAATTCATTGTTTTCTCGAAGTTTTCGATGGTTAAGTTTGGAGTGCTCATGTTTGTTGATTCGTTGTTGATAAAGTTGTTAGATGTCATAGTTTTTAGGTTTAGAGTGTGGGTTTTGTGTTGGTTAGAATGCAAATGAAATACTTCTTTTTTAAAATTACAAATAAAGTTTAATTATTTTTTAGGATGTAGGCTTTTTGTTTGCTGAGTCCGACGTAGTTTTCCCTTACGATTATTTCGGCTGTCTCTTTATTTATAAAGGACGTTGTGGTGTAGGGGTTGTAATACATTTCGGGGTTATGAGATTCCCAATCGTATTGATCTTTATCGATCTTGATATAAGAATCAGCCAAGATGTAGGCATGCACATTTTTCTGCTGAGATTTCAGAACTCTTTGACGGCCCGCTTCTGAGACCCAAGGTCGTACGTTCATCAGCAGAGCACAATGAATGTGCTCTAGAAGACGATAGTTTTGCTTTTTGTAGTCATAGGCCAGGACGCTAAAGCAATTTCGGTGCAGATTGCGATAGATTTTGTAAGGTTTCATAATTCGATTAAGTAGGGTTCGGGTACATATTGAATGGTATAACCACGCAATGCCTTTTTTAGGGCAAGGACATAGTCATCATGATCATAGAACACATCGACATCATGACGTTCTTGGTCAACCATTGGTTTCAATACGGCTTCGATTTGTTCGGCTGAGGCATCAGAGATGATAAGCAAGTCTTCTTCTTCATAAGAATTGACGCGGATTTGAAATATTTCTATGAGGTTCATGGGGTTATTGGTTTAGGAATCATTTTGTAATTTAAGAAATCTACCATACAATCGTATGCACTTTTCGTATCGATGTTAAATTGGCTGTCTTCGAATTCTTTGTACAATTCGGGTAGTACATCGTACTGCCAATCGTATGGTTGGTCATCAAAAGTCTTATCGAAATTTTTCAATAAGCAGGAGAATAAATACATGTCGTAGTCCATAGGTTATTTTTCTTGAGTTTTATATTTGTTGATTGCTTCGATTAATTCTTGTTTTTGGGTCTCAGATAGCATTGCTATGAATTCTTGATCCATTTCATCGATAGATTCCCAATAGCCTTCCTCGGCATATTCTATTACGCTATAGAAGAATTCAGTATCTTCTTCGCTAAAGCGATAGACATGGTAACTTACGCATTCATCCCGGGAAACAAGGCCATTGATACAATTGAACCACCCACCAAAATCCATACCACCTTCTTCGTAGGTAGATTCAATTTCGAACTCATAAACCTCAGACAATTTGCGAAAGAATTCAGAGACGGGTGACCATGCTGAATCTCCAGTTAATACACCATTGGTGTCGCTTAGTCTTTCCCAATCGGTATGAAACCATCGTGAGCCAAATACTTCGTAAGAAACGCCTTCTTCCACAGGTCGCCCTAGTACTGTAAAGTACGTCTCCCACCAAAGGTGGTCTTGTTCTTTTCTAGCCTCTGCAAGGCGTTTTTCGAATAGGTCGAGCATCTTTTTACTGCCTTCAATTGATGCCCAATTATAACAATGATTTGCCATGTTTTACTTGTTCAATAAATTTAAGATTTCTTCGGGTGTTTCTTTTACATAAGTTGGATTGAATCCACCGAGTGCCCAATGTATTCTCGTTAAATACATATTGAAGTTATCAGATTCAACCAAGTCAAAATCTTTGATGTGGTGAGAATTCACACAGACTATATTTTGTCGGATAGTACCTTGTAAAGTAAGGCTTAATTGTGTTAGTTTAATGAAGTTCATAGTGTTGGTTGGGTTTTAACAATGGTAAATTCGGTTTTGATTGGTGCAAGTTGTACGTTGTAATGTAGTTCGTGAAACTCTTCTGCATACAGGTTCTTCATCTTTCCATAGGAGCCAATGATTTCGAAGGCTTTCTCCCTTTGGGCTTCAGATAAAAACGACGCGAAATGAGCAAAATGTGACAAGGCATCTCCGATGTTCTGATACCATTTGAAAGCGATTACTTGGGATTCCCAAGAGACTTGTGTTTTAGATAGATTTATCATATTTCTACGTGAGTTTCGGTGATGTTACATTGTTCCAATTCTTCGATGCAGATGTCTTCGATCGCCATAGAATCAAAGATTTTACCCGCTTCTTCTTTGCTGTTGGCTTCGACTTCAAAGGTGGTGCAGTAGGTTCGCCACATTGTAATTACGTAAGTTTCTTTCGTCATGGTTTTATATTTTAACTATCTCTAAGTGTATGGTACCTTTTCACTAGGTTCAAAGGATACCATACACGAGAGTTAGTAAAGGTGAGATGGTTTTAGATGATTTTGTGGTCACTATTGAATTCCACGCTGTAATAAAACTCTAGCATGTATCGTAAATCATCTAGAATTTCAAGAACTTCTGTCAATTCATAAGTGATATCGGTAGTTGTTGGTTCGTCAATTTCTGGCCGATTCATTAATTCATAGATTTTTATCAGTTTATCCTTCATTTTTCCAATTTTTAGGTTCGTCATCGTTTAAGTCACAAGCCACTTCTATGTTAGAAACATAGTTCCAACCTGTGGCACCGAGGTCGTCTTGTAGTTCAAATATGCCATCCAATCGTTTATCTTTGATAAATTTAACAAGATTTGCGATGTCTTTGGCGATAAATCTGAGGCGTTGGGCTTCAGATACATCTTTTGAAAAGATATTATCGTAAATCTTTTGAACTAAATCCATGTCTTTGGCATGAGCAAAAACATTGACTACATTATTGCTGAAGTTATGGTCATAAGTCATGCTTTCCATACCAACGATTCTACGAATAAATTCATTGCAGACGTCTGAATTCTTGAATTGAAACTCTTGTCTAAAGCACATTAAGAAATCGGTGTTATAATCGGGCAAATCGACGTCTAGTGTATCGTGAGGATATTTGTCAACATCCGAAGGAACTGTGATTGTAACGGGCAAATTCATTAGATTTTTAAGAGTGACAACGTCATAGAGCAAGTGGCCATCGGATGGTACATCAACTAGGGCATCTTCGTACAATTTCAAGGCTTTGCGGATAATTTTTGTTTCGGTTTCGGGTAAATAGATTTTTCTCATATTTTTAGTAGTTAGGGGTTAAAATTATAGATTCGCCATCTTGGGGTTCGGCAAACCAACCAAAT